TCAGTCGCCCGTGCCGGTTTTCCTTGTGTCCGCCGAGTGTCCGCGTCTCGAAGAAACGGCCTCGACCGCCTCTCTGAGACGCGGCGCGCGCGGGTGGACGTAGACCTGCGTCGTCGTGATCGAGCTATGGCCCATGAGCTTCCTTATCTCGTAAGCGTCGAACCCGGCCTCGCCCAAGCGTGTGCCGAACGTGTGACGAAGAGAGTGCGGCTTTAGACCTTTCAGCCCCGCTTTGCTGGCGTGACGGCGGAAGAGGTTGCTGACTACGCAGACGAGCGGTGTGCGCCCGTTGTCTGCGTACCAGAAGAGGCGACCGTCCTTCGCCTTCTGGTACAACTCACGAAAGATACGCAAAGCCTCTGCCGAGACAGGTAGCCCTTCGGTCTGCCGCGCGTCCTGCTTCCACTTCGGGTTTCGGATGAAGACGAGCGAGCGTCTGAAGTCAACGTCCGAGACCTGAAGGTTCAGCAACTCGCCCGCGCGCATCCCCGTGAGCAACGCGAGTCGGGCGAACGGGAGCAGATACCACGCGCCGCGGCTCAGAGCATTCCACAGCGTAGCCTCTTCGTCGCGCTCCAAGACCCGGAAAGGCGCGGCGTCCTCGTCGAAGAACTTGACCTGCCTGACGGGATTCTGCCTCACGAGTCCGCCTTCGACGGCCAACCGGAAGGCCCGCGAGAGGATGGTCAACTCCTTGTTGAGCGACGAGAGCTTGAATGCTCCCCCGCGCTTCGACACCGCGCTTTTGCGTTCGCGCTTGTAACCTTCGACCTGAATCACTGAGACCTCGTCGAGCCTGCGCCCCTTGAAAGACTCGCTCTTACAGAAGAAGCGCACGGCCCGCTCGTCAAGGTAGGGCTTGGCCTTGTTGAGCTCCGCCCACGGCATGTAGGTGTTTTGTAGAAAGTCGGAGAGGTACGGGACTTCCACCCTCTCGCGGCCGTCGAGTATCGAAGCGGCGATGAGACGTTCCGCCTCTATCGCCTCGGTCATGTTCTTAACCTTCGGGATGACCTTGCGGATGCGCTCGCCCGTGGGCACGCCGTTCTTGCGCGGGCGGATGTCTGTATAGAAGACGGTCTTGGTGCGCTCTCGCCCCTGCCCGTCTTTATACTTCGTCTGCCTCTTGTATGGCATACTGTTTTCCCTTTCTGCCGCCGGAAGGCTTTAAGGGCGCGGGGATTCTGACAGCACCCGCTCGGCGTGTCTACGGTAGAAGCGGAGCCGCCCGCCCGGCGTGCGATGGAATGGGATGCGCTTCTCCCTGACCCAATCGTAGACCGTGCGCGGCTTGACGCCCTTCATCTCTGCCAGCTCCTTGACGGTCAACTCTTCGTCGCCGTCCTTCTTCTCGACTGACTCTGACTCTTCAGTCTGCATCGCGCGCAGCTCTTCGCGTATTAACTGCCGCAAGGCTTCTGTGTTGATTAGACTCTCGCTCATACGGCCCGCCTCCGTTTCTCGTCTGCGGAAGCCCGGCGCTCGCGCCTGAGCCGCGCGACAATCGTCACTGCCTCATCGGTATGTTTGAAGGGGCAGGCCGCTTCCGTATGTCCGATGGACTGACACTGCTCGCAGAAGAGAGGCGAGGCCGCAGGCCGCTCACACCTGACCATGCCGCGCACGTAGGGCAACGGCAGCGCGTGCGCAAAGAACTCCAGGCAGCCGACCTCTAAGAGCGCCGCGTGGCGCGCGCAGCAGTGCGGGTTTGCTTCCTTAGCCTGACACTGCGGAGTCATGCCCGCGTCTATGTGAAAGCCCTCGCGCTCCTTCAGAACGTAGTCGTGCTCTTCCTTCACATATTCCGAGATGGTAGGAAGTGACAGCGACCGACGCATCCGACCTACGGCCCGCGGCTCGGCCTTGTCACGCTCCGCCGCCGCGGCGTTGCGGTTGAGCGCACCCACGGCGTCAACCTCGCGCCCGGAGTCGTATGAGGCGAGCCGCACGGCAGTCTTCGGCTTCGACCATTCGACGTTTCGAAGTCGCGCCTCGATTTTTTCCCAAATTTCTTTATCACTTGGGATGGTAGCGGGGATACTATCGGGGATGCCTTTCTTAATCTTCTCCCCAGTGTCTTTGTCGCTCTGTCGCATAATTGCCTCGCACCGAAACCTTATTTCCCCGTAAACCGTTGAGTCGCACGCTTCTAGGGGGGGGTAGTGGACAAAATGTCCACTACCCCCCTTCCTCGAAAGTTTGTTCCTCGACGATGGCCTTAAGGTCGGTGAGCAGGGCTTCGAGTTTGGCGACGGCCTCGGGAGGGATTTGGGCGTGTTTGCCGGTGGCGACGTAAATCTCCAGCGCGCGCCGGCAGAGCGTGCCCGCCGAATTTAGCTTGCGCGTGATGAGACTCTGCGCGTCGTTCTGGGGTCTTCGAGTCCGCCGCTCGTTGGTCGTCTCGCTCGGAAGGAAGTCTGAGTCTCTGACGTTCTCCGCCGACGCTTCGAGCGCGAGCATGATGTCTCTCTGCCAATCGGGACTCTTCTCAGCTTCGAGTAGAATCTCAGCGACCTGCCGGGAGAAGTTGACGCGGTACTCGTGCGGCTGCGGGGTCTCTCCCACCTGGTACTTGTGACTCTTGATGTCTATCAGGGCGATCCTTTTACCCTTCATCCACTCCGCCAGCTTGGGACGCCAGTGCTGCACCCACTTCGCGGAGCGCCCTGCGTGGCGAGCTATCTGCTCGTCGTTGGCCTTGAACCATTCGCCGTGGCGGTCGCCGCACTCGCCGACAATCGCGTCGAGGATAGGCCGGAGGTAAGGCGGAAAGTCATAGCAGACGAGACCGAAGTTCGCCGCGGCCGTCGAGAGGCCGTAGGTGGTCGCCATCTGCTCGACCGTCTCTGGGTCGACGGCTACGGCCTCGCGCTTCTTCTGCGCGCGGAGTGTGCGCCGGAAGCCGACCTCGTCAACGTCGTACTCCGAATCGACGTTAGGTATGGTCACGCCGGCACCTCCTCGCGCATGACGGTCGCGGCCAGATAATCGTCGTAGCCCTTGAACTCGGGCGGCCACGTCCGCACCTTCCAACGGAGTCCGGCTTTCGTGAGCGTGCGTTGTAGGCGCAGGAGCGCGCGGCGCACTTCCTTCTTGCTCTGCCAATCGGTGTCATAACAAATGACGGCGCGGCGCAGGTCGGGGAGTTCCCTCTTCAGGTACTCGCCGAAGTCGTCGGTGAAAGTCGAGACGCCCGCGACGCCGACCACAGGAGTGTTGAGGAAAAAGCTGACGACGTTTGCCTTCATCGCGCCTTCTGTGATGACCACCTCGTTCGTGACAGCCACGCGTTGAGGCCGCGCGAAGTGGGCGGGCGCTCCGCTGGATGCGCCGTCGGTGAATTTGTCAGGAGGGCTCGAAAGCCAGATGTAACGCGGCTCGCCCTCGTCGCGCCTGAGCTGCAAGCCGCGTATGCGGTGACGGGCATCACGAACAGCGATGAGGATGCCGCTGCCGAGGTCGCGCAGCCGCCACGAACGCCCCTCGCGGTAGAAGCCCGGCACGCCGCGCAGGTCATATTTCGAGAGTGCGTCGGCAATCGAATCGCACTCCGAACGGGACGGGGTGCTCTTGAGGTTGAGCCGGTTAATCTCTGTGTCGTCGAAGCCGCGCAGTGCGAGCTTCATCCTGTGCCCGTCTCTCAAGCAGAGGTGTCCTACCAGCAGCGTGGCGTAAACCCCATCTATGTGGTCTGGGTCTGCGCGATAGTGTTCGGGCTGCGGAGTCGGCCGAGGTCGTTGCGCGGGCCGACAGTCCACCGCGGGCTGGCGCGGGTTGAGTACGAACGTCGCGCCGCCGTTTTTGCCGGGCTTACCGACGAGCCCGGTCTGATTCTCAGAGGGGCGGCGGCAGTAGATGAGATTTACCTCGCCCGACTCGTCACGCGAGCCCGAGCAGTTGTCCTTGTGGCCGCATACTGGACACCGTTTGACCTTGAGCTTGTAGAGCGGTTGCCAGTCGAGCGGGTTGTGCTGAAGAAGGTTTTTCATGCAGATTGAAGTTGCTGACTAGTCAGCAACTTCAATCTGCGGTCTAGGCTTGGAGTCGGTCAACGGCTCTTTTGTGAAGATACAGAAATAGCCGCTGCCAAGATATTTTCAAAAGAAAATTTGAAAATATCTTGTACTCACTCGCGGCTCGCGCACACTCTCTTTCCTTCGTAATACTTCTTTCGTAAGGTGTTGTACGAGTAATTTGGATAGCCTAACTTGTGACAGGCATGGCGGAACTCGAAAGCCTGCGGGCTATTAGCGGGCGGTAGAGCGTCCCAAGTTTCGCCATGCTGACGCCAAATGTTAGCGGCCTCTCTCAGTAGCCCTTCTGGTACGTCTGCAAAAATGGGACGCGACGTAAGAAACTGGATTGTATCGTGGTCGTAATCATTGTCCCTTAATAAATCCCGCGCGTATTCCCACATCGGCAGTTTGTCTGCTCCGTGACGCGGCAGGGCTTCCACCGTACGATAGAATTCCGCAGCCTTCGCGGTGTTCCAAGTAAATCTTGACTTTCGAGCCCGTGCACCGCCTTGAGTCACGCCTAGATAGTCTTTTTTTATCATCTGCCAGTGTGGTTCAAACATCTTCTCTATTTCAGAGAGAGTGGTACTTTTCTCACGCTCGCCCGAAGAATTTCCAATGCCAAGCCGGATAATTGTTATTGCAGTATCTATGAATAAGCTAGTAATTTCTGGGAGACGCACAGACAGTTCATGAGAAACGCGCAACGTCTCTGCCTTGAGGTATTCCATTAGCACGGGTTCACCGGCCTTGATTAACTCTTCTTCTGGTAGCTCCTCGCCGCGCTCGGCGTAGTAATACGCACGCGCTTGATTTACTGTAGGAGGGAGGTACTGCTGGTAGAGCGCTTTAGGAAAAGCCTCATCAAGGTTTTCAGGGTAAAAGAGGAGTTCAAAGATTACTTGACCTTTAAGTAATACGATGACATTTTTCTCATCATAGAGAGCGCTAAAGCCGTCCCTACTCTCCGATTCTTTCAGGGCTTCGACATACCGTGCCTGAATCTCATCAGGAGGGCTATAGACCTCGGCTTCATCAATCCCGCTATCAGGTAGTTCGGCTAGATGGTAGAACAGTTGGAGGCGGTCTTGTGGTGAGAGATGCTCGGCAAGTTCTTTAACATGCTCCAAGCTATTTAGAGCTAACGCTATTTCTCGCCTTCTGTTTGCTAGCTTCCGTATTACCTCTTCGTCCATGCATCTTTAACCCTTTTTCGTCAGGGCATCTCGAACTCCGCACGCCCCACCCCAGACTGCCTGATGATTGAGTGGAGCGTGCCCGTCCGCAGCTCCGTGTGTAAAGGCACCGGGACGGTCACAGTACCCGCGTCCGTCCTCTTCTGCATCACGACGTGGCTACCACGCTGACGCGCCTCGAAGAAGCCGTGCCGGGCGAGGATGGCGCAGACCTCACGCCCCGAGAGCCTACGCAACCTCCCCAACGTTGACCTCCATCGACGTGACGTACATCTCGGGCTTCAGCCGCTCCGCCACCTCGGAGGCGTCGGCCGCCTCGAAGAAGAGGTCTACCGCCTCCTGAAGATTCGCCCGCGCCTCCTCTACCGTGTCGCCCTGAGAAGCGATGTCTAGTTCGGGGCAGAGGGAGACGTAGCCGTCGTCCTCGCGCCAGATAGTCACGGTTAAAGTTTTTGTCATGCCCTCCCGCCTTTCTCCTCTTTAGGGAACGCCTCGGCCCACGCCCTCTCGAAGTCCTCGTCCGTGCCGATGTGGTACTGCTTAAACCCGGCCCGTGCGTAAATCTTGATCCGTTCCATCGCGGGCATGTCTTCAGGTAGAGGGCTCCTCGGCGGAGTTATACCGAGGAGTCTATCAACCACGTCGGCCGCATCTCTCTCCCGCCTAGAATCTTGATCGAAGTGGTTGAGTATGTCCCAAGACACTGTGGGAGACTTCTTCTTACTCACTTAGTATTACCTTTCTTCGCCTTGCGTTCTGCGCGAGGCGTATACGCCTTGACACTTTTACGGCTCACTACTCGTTTACCTAATCTAATTTCAGACTCTAATACACCGCGCCGCACTAACTGATTAACGGCGGGTAACTGCATCCCTAAGAGTTCCGCCGCATCGCTTTGCGTTATCCAATCCTCTTCTTTTTTTGCCATACCGTTTGTTGAGTCACTTGACAAACTTTTAAGTCAGGAATATCTTATTCTCGATTGTTGAGTAAGTCAACAATCATGCAGTAGGGAACCCAACCTTAGAAGGGAAAAACATCACGCAAAGAAAATGCCCGGCAGGATGTTACGAGCATCCTGCCGGGCGGGGCCACTAACTCTAAACCTGTCGAAAGGACTAAAGGCAATGACCGTCAAAAAGCATACGCCCTCCGGGGCGCAAAGTTCAACGTCCGCCCGCAACCAGAACCATCCCGCCAAATCTGACCGGCAGAAGGGCAAGGCCAAGGCGAGGGCGAACATTGAAAGAGCGATCAGGGCACAGGTTGACGCGGATGGAAAAGCCGCGCAGCCGCACGCCATGAAGGCTTACCTCGAAACCTACGACCTTTATCTCAAAAACCCCGAAGCCGCGAAGGTTGCGGAGCGCTGCGTCGAGATATGGAACGCGCAGAGGGCGCGCGACAAGGAGCAGGGCACGGACGGCTGTTATCACTTCATGGCGTGCGGCGTTGACCCGATACTCGATTGCTCAAGTGACGGCCTCATGGTCGGCTCGCCCGACGACGCGCTTTTCACTTACCTCTTCATGCGGGCGGCGGCAGAGTACAAGGACGAGCCGACCCCGAATCAGTACACGGACTTGCTCGACCTCATCAAGAGCGTTGACGAGGGCGCAGACCTCGCCGAACTTCACAGGAAGGAATACCCGCACGAAGACACACCGAGACTTGACACAGACACCGAACTCTCGCGCGCAGTCCTCGCGGTCGCGTACCCGACCGAGAAGGTCAGGAGGAAGGCAGCAAACGGGGTGTGCGCGAAGGACGGTCTGCTTTACACAATCTCCGAAGTGGCGAGCGAACTAAACCTCTCACTCATTCACCCCGACATACTGCCCGCCGCGTTGCCCGTCATCGTTCGCGAGGCGCGCAAGCTCGCAAAGAAACCGCGCAGCAAAGTGAAGTTCCCCGGCGTCCAGCAGATCGCGCGCGAGGGCTTGCAGGCGATGGAGAAGGCTGTGGGCGACGAATAAGGCGAGACGTTCAAAGGGTCGGGCATGTGCTAACGACACGCGCCCGACCCACGGCCACATTTCAGAAACATTGGAGGCTTCCAAGACCATGACCGCGAAAAATACTAACCGCAAACGCTCGCACCTGAAAGTCGTGCCGACTAAAGCGACTCACGAACGCGAGGGCACGTTTAAAGCCCACATCCCCGAAGGCGTGCCCGCCGACACGAAAACTCTCTGCGCGATTGACGTGATGGACGAATACGAAAGCCTCGGCATCCGCGAGCGCGATGTACTCGTGGCGTGGGGAGATGCGCCGCTCGGGAATTACGACCCCGTCGTAGTCGATGCGTGCGGCGAGACTTACATCGGGCGCTACCACCCCGCGCCGGGCGGCTACGTTAGGCTCGAAGAGGGCGACGGGGGCGAAGAGTACGAAGGGGGCTATCACATATTCAAGCCTTCGGAGATTCAGGGCGTAGCGCGGGTGATGCACATAGAGAGGCGGGGGAAGGTTGTCAAGAAGTTCCCGCTGACGAAAGGGGGTGCGCGATGAAGAAGAAGGCGAAGGACAAGCCCGCCGAGCCGGAGCGTCACGCGCTCACGCTGCAAGAGGCCGAGTTACTAGCCGGGGCGGCCTACGTCTTCGGCATCAGCGCGGTGACTGCGCTCGTCAAGGAAGTGGTTGCCGAGGCGAGCGGTAAAGGGCCGAACGAACGCGCCGAACCCCCGATAGACGCGGACACCCGGCGGCGATTTAAGACGTGGGAGGCGTCGAGGCGTCTGCGCGGACTCCCGCCGTCCGTCGTCGCTCGCGTGCGCGGGCCGAAAGGGGGTCACTGATGGGACGCCCCCGAAAGAAGTCTCCGAAGAAAGTCCTTGATAATCTCGCCTACTTCCCCGGCGTGAAGCCGGAGCGAGAGGCCGCGCCGCAAAGCCCCGACTGGAACGAACTACGAGCAGAATGGAATTGCTGTCTCGCGGTGACGGAGGGATGCACCCCCGCCGGATGCTTCGACCTCGACAGCGAGGGCGTCGTCACCGCCTACGACCCGCCGGAGGGCGAATCGGGTTACTACGTCGGGCTCAATTTCTTCTCCGACGTAGCGCCCTTCGTCCGCGACTTCGATTACGAAGAGTTCGTAGATTCGGGCTTCGTCAAGGTGTTTAAGTTTGACGGCTGGCAGGTCACGTTCCTGAGAATCATGCCGCCGGGTAACGCGCTGGCTATTTGCAAGCGGATAGGGGGTGGGCAATGAAGGAGGGAGAGGAGGCGCCCGCGTCCTACTACGTGCTAAGCGATGATTATATACTCTGGCCCGACGTGCTGTTGGAGTTCGTCGAGTCGTCTACCTTCCGCCCCAGTGAACTACACGCGATTGAGCTAATAGACGGGAGGATAATTGTCCGTTACGTGCGACAGGTCACATCTGTTTGCGGCGAACTGGCGTTAGAGATTCACGGCGACGACGACGCCGAGCGCCACCTGTTGCCGCTCCGATTGGTACGGCGCACCGGCACAGCGCGCCGGTTCTTCTATGTGAAGGGCAAGGGCGCGCGTGAAAAAGCGTTAGCTACTCCCGCGAACGTCGTCCCCATTGGCGCGTGGCTCGACTCTCACCCGCGCCCGATTCGCAACCTAATTTTCGCAGAGAAAAGGGGCGACTCGTGAGACGGTACGGCGAAACAGTCAACGGGCCGTGCATGTGTCAGCACGCGCCCGGCCCTATATCATTGCCCACAAAAAGAGGGGCAAGCCGCGTGTTACGGTGTTACGTCATTTCCCCACACAGGGAGTAATGGGTTAATGGTTCGCAAGCTTCTTGGACGGGTGTCTTTGTTATACGTAAAGGGGGAGGAATAGCAGTGGTAAGGCGCGCCCGCGTATCTACATCGCCATTCTTAAGCACCCATTTGGTGTAGCTACATAAGTCTGTTTAAGCACTAAGGGCGCATCTTTACCGATAATTGTGTAAAACCTTACCCGGCCGGGCCATGCTTCCCGCCGTCTCACCGGGACGACGCTCCTCACGGCAAAAAACGCGATTGACACGTCCGGACTTCTAATATATATACGGTTTCACCACCGGAATGGGAAATACATGTTCTCCCTTGCCTTGGCCGGTGGTGCCGGGGACAGCTCCCATCTCAGCCTTACGGGAAACCGCTCCCCCGGTCTGTCAATCATCTTGTCCCGTGTCTCTACCGTGCGGACGGCCGTCCTCGCATGCGGCCGGGTGTAGCCGCCCGTTGACCCTCGAAGACGGGCGATCACAACCAAAACCACTCCCCCTTGAGTTGTCACAACCTTTGTGAGCATCAACGGGTCTTGTACGGGAAACGAGGAAGTCTAACCGGCCGCGGTCGCCGCCGCCGGACGCTATCAACTCACATGACGTCGGCCGGAGTCATCTGTGCTTCAGGCCGCAGTTGTATCCGGAGAGGAATGGGTTTGCCCTGACCTTCGCCCCTCGCGGCGAGTCGGCCCGTCTCTCGGCCGGTTTAAGCTCTCTTACGTCACTCACCGAGGTAACGATTAAAATGAGATTCCTCTTGGTAGCAATCACCCTGCTAAGCCTCTTCTTCATGACCCCAAGCTCTGCCACAAGCCCTACCCCAAGCCCTGCCCCTTTCCAGTCATGCGCCTGTGAGGCTGACGACCATAGTTGCTCGGTGAGTGGTTACTGCCCGTATAGCTGCTTGGCCTTCTGCCCCATCGGTAACTGTCGCATCACGTGCGTAGGCGGGGGGTACGAAGAGATGCTGGACATGTCGGTGCCCATCACGACTCAACTGAAGAACGCCGACAGCCGCAAGGTGGCTGCCGAACTAGGCCGGCTCACGGGCGCGCCGGTCACGTTCAACCCGAGGCGGCCCGAAGGAACCTTCGACCTGAATGTTAAGGACAAGCCTCTATGGGATGTCCTCGACGAGTTATCTTCCAGGGGCAAAATTCAAGTCGGTAAGGAGGATTTCGGCCACCTGCGAAGCATGCGCCAATCCCTCCTGAGCGGCGAGAGGATCGGAGTCTGCTTCCACAACGTCACGGCCAAGCGTTTGGCGGCTGAACTCTCGTTCCTGTCCGGCCGCGACGTATACGTCAACTGGGGCGACCCTAAGGCGGTGGTTGATTACACGGGCAAGGGAGTCACCTTTGAGGAGATAGTGGCACAGGCGTCGCTGAGCGCGGGGGTGCAGATAGACATCAGATGAGTTGGGGCGGGGCGCTGCGTTAATGTAGCGCCCTCACTGCAATTCTTTTTTAACCTTGTATTTATTATCGTAGACGTCGATGAACGATACGGTGTAGCGCATACCCGCCTGACGGAGGATACTTCCCGGAAGCGGCAAGCTGAGCATTAGCCAGCCTTCTACCTCATCATCCTTACGAATAGATTCCCGAGTCTTTTTTATAATAGAGTCCTGCGGTTGAATGACGATAGGTTTCCCGCCCGCTTGCGGAATCGTGTAATTCCCACTTATCTCCTCGAAGAAGCCATTAAACTCAATACTCTTAGAGCTGACGTGGTTGATCAGGATGGTGTACTGGTTGACAGGCGTTGGCGGCCCCACGTTCTTTATTGATAGGTATATGAACACTTGAGCGCTATCACCTTGAACCGGAACAACTTCCAACTTTTTGATGTCCCCGGATAAGCTCCCGGGTGTGGGCGTAGGGGTCGGCGATGGTGTTGGGGGCGGGCTGACTTTCGGTATTGCGACAAAAGTTAATACTGCGGCAATGAGTGCAATCACAACTATAACGCCAGCAGTTACCCGAAACCTTTTCGCACGGTCGCGTATCTGCTCAAGTGCCAGATTGTATTGTTGCTCAGGGAGAAGTTTGCGGGTGTCAATGTTAAAAAGAACTAAGGTTCGTTCGACGAGTGCAGCCCTCTTGGCTTCCGGCACACTTTTAATAAGGCGCTCTCTTCGTAAGAGATACGACCTGTAAAGCCACGCCGCGAGTGCGCAAAGGAACGCTACCAGCGTGAGCCCGGAGCCGACATATTTGATGGCAGTCCACATCTAATATTCTCCCCTCCAATACATGTTAGGCGCGCGGTTGCATTATCTGGTGAGACCGGCGATGTTTAGAAGAGTATACACTTGGACTCCGCAAGGAAGTATCACTGCGTCCCCGCCGCGACTCTCACATTAGCGGCCGACAGATACAGTGTTCATTTTATCAGCATTCATGAGGCTGCCGAACGCCAACCAGTGAGAACGAAGCGCACAGGTTTCGCTCCTCAAAGTCTACATGGTTATCGGTTGGCTGCGGAACTCTATACGCAAACAAGGAAGAAAGGCAAGGGTGTATACGCCCGCGCGGGAGTAAGCATGCTGGCTCGCTGTTAAGGCTCAAAGCTCAGGGTGCCCGCGCCGGAAAGGATGTCGAGCTTTCCGGCGACCGTGCAGCCGAGGACGACAGACCCGCCCGCCGACACTTCGAGATACTTGCCAGCGCCGCCCGTGCCGACCGTCTCCGTTCCGTTCGGGTCAATCCTCATCACCTGCGTGCTGTTGTTGATAAAGGTCGTCGGCTTCATTCCCGCGTAGGCAGCGAAGCCGAGCGTGATGGTCACGGTCGCGCCCGCGCCGCTCGTGTAGACGAACGTCCCGACCTGAAGCGCGTCAACCGTCGTGCTCGTGGTTATGTTGCGGGAGTCGCCGAAGACGTGCAGATGCTCGACCGCCCTCTCGTATAGCTCGAAGCGGTTGCCGTATGACCCGACTATCGGCTCGCTGTATCTGAAAGTGAGCGACGCGCCCGTCCCGGAGTAGACCTGCCCCTCGAACTTGTTCGCCCTCGGCCTGACGCCTAAAGCGTTGCCGAGTAGCAGAACCTCCCACGAGTTCGCATTCAAGACCGACGACTTGCCTATCGTTATGCCGTATGCCTTATTGCCGACGCATGGGCCTTCCATGAGGACGGAGGCGAGGTCTGTGCGCGAAGTGTTGGCGACCGCCGCGAAGCTTCCGCCGAAGATGGTGTTATAGCTGCACGAAGGCTCGCCCGTCGCGGTGTTGCCCGTTGACTGAAACCAGATGCCGTAGTCAAGCCCTTCCTTCCCCTCGTTGGCGAAGCCTGAGACGCTGTTGAATGAGGTGTCCTTAAACCTCAAGGCCGCGCCGCTGATTCTTACCGTACCGCCCGACGCCGAGCCCGTCTCGCTGACCGCGTCGTAAGTGAAGGTTGTCGAGTTTGTGACCGTGATCGAGCGCGGCGACGTGAAGTTATAGTTAGTGCCGGTGACGCCCGACATCGTGACCCTGTCCATCGTCTCGCAGCCGTGCGGCGTCGTAGTAACGACCGTGACCGTCGAGCCCGACTTCGAGATACTTGAGACCGCGCGCGTGTTGCTCAGGTTGGAGTCTTCAACGCGCAGGCTCAAGAACTTATTGTTTGCGCCGCCGTTTATCATCGGGCCTTGCAGGGTGTTGTTGCCCGCGTGCAGGAAGAGCTTGGAGTTTGAGCATCCTTCGAGGTAGAGCGGATATCGCCCCTCCTCCGTGCGTAAGTCCAGCATCAACTCTAGCCCGCCCCTGATATAGACGACATCGGCAAGGTTGCCCGAACCTACTACCTTAACGTTGATAGTGCCGAAGAGGCGGTTGCTCGTCCCGCCCTGCGCCTTGAGTGAGAGCGTCGGGGCGGACATCGTTCCGCGCCCGCCGAGAGAGAAGTCGCGGAAGATTAGCGTCGTGTTCGGGTCGCTGGCGCCGAGGTCGAGAGAGAGGGCCGGGCTTCCCGCCGAGGCCGTGCGAATAGAGCAGCCGTCGCCGCTGCCGAGTATCGTCACGGGGTAGACGGCATTAGAAGGCGCGGGGATTGTGATGCTCGCCTTGTAGGGTCGCGCGAGCAGACGGAGCGCGATGCCGCGCGATGTCTTGATGGCCGCGAGCGCCGCGTTGAAGGCCGTCGAGTCGTTCGTCGAGTCGTTCCCCTGCGCGCCCCACCATTCCGCATAGACGCAATCGAGGAGCGTGTTCGGGGTCGTGTCCGACTGGACGAACTTGACGTTGACCGAGCCGAAGAAGCGCTGCGTCGGGTCGGAGATGAAACCGCCTCGGATGGTCAGGTCGAAGGACGAGGCAGAGGTAAAGCCACCCGCGCCGATGCACTCAAGCGTTATCGTTGTCGGCACGTCAACCGCCGCCGTGAGCGTCTGAAGAGTGGGGATGATTAAGTGCTGATGGCCCGCGCCGGTCAGCGCCGTGATTGCCGCCGCGAATGAAGAGAACTCCGAGACGTAATGCACATGCGTGTCGGCGGGCGCACCGGGCGCGAGCTTCAGGAGTCCGTTGTCTGCCACGGCGCCGGGCGCGAGGATGCGCGTCACCCAACCGACGGTGTTGCCTGCGCCGTTAAGCACCTCTATCTGTCCGAGTCTCGCGCTCACGGGAAAGTCACCTCCGTTATCTGCCCGTCAATCACGACGCCCTGAATAACCTTCTGCTGGCAAGCTCTGACTGTTATCGAAGCTTGTGCGGAGCCGAAGTCGGCGACCTGCTCGGCCACGTTGTAGTTGATGGCCGCGCCCGCGTCCTCAATCTCTATCTCCTCCCAAGAGATGAGACCGACGGGCGAGAGGAACTGCACCTCAAGCGGGAAGGCGAAGGCGGGGTTTGTTACCGAGTGCGTGTAGAAGGGCGCGGTGTCCCGGCCGCGGTTGCGATAGAACTTGACCTTGCCGTCCACGAACTCGACAGAGTAGTGCGTGCCTGAAGGCTCGCCGTCAGTGTCCTCGAAGAGAGGCGAGCCGTGCTCGCTGTCCGTTATGCGAAGGAAGGGCGTCTCGGTCGAAGTGCGCGCGCGCACAAACATCTGTAGCGCGACCGACCCGCCGGGGCTGAAGGTCACTGAGGCAGGCCCGGCCGTCGGACTCGCCGACGTGAGTACGGTCGTAAACTCGAAGGAGAGCACGGTGCGCTCGCCCCGTATTAGCTGCTGGACGTAGCCGACGCCTCCGATTGAATTACCGGGAAGGTCGGCGGGCACGTATGAAGACTCGCCCGACCCCGGCGGGTCAAGACTTCCGACGCCTAGCACCGAACCGTCCGCGAGCGTGACGGGCCGTGCCGTGTCGCTCCGCAGCACCCACGGCTGACGCGGGCTGCCGTCAATCTCTACCTTGTAACGCTCGCCGCCCGCCTCGGTCGTGATCGTGCCGAAGAGCTGAAGCCGCCAATTCCCCAACGTGTCTTTCGTCGCCGTGACGCCGGGCTTCGGATACTGCTGCGACACCCCTTTGAGCGTGACCGTCACCGACGAGGCGACCTCGGCGTCCGCATACGCCTGTCCGAACGTCTGCCCGATGAACGTCACGGGCAGGCCCACTTCATCGGGCCTCACCTCGAAGGCTTGCACGGCCTCGTCGAGCAGGAGGAAGGTGTCGCCGTCGGCGTGCAGATTGGCGAAGACCTGCGTGCCGTAGATGCCCGTGACCACGCCCGTGACGAGGTACTGAGCGACGAAGGGGAAGGTCGGAACTTGCGGGACGGCCGAGACGAACTGAAGCACCTCCCAACGCGACCCCGACCCGTAGAGAGCGACGTTGAGGCGGTCAGCCTGCACGTCCGCGAGCGTGCGCGACTCTATGCCTCCGCCGTCGAAGTAGAGTTTGACGACGAAGTAGCGCGCGGACTGATAGCCACTCGTCACACTTCCCTGCGAGGCGGTCTCGACGACGCCCATAGTGGCGGCCTTCTGCGTCGAGCCAAGCCGCTCGGCGTCTCCCGTCTGTCCGACTTTATTGAACGCGAAGCCCCGCCACGCACCGCGCCCTCGCGCGCATCCCGCTCCATAGACGACGAGCTTGCTTAAATCTTCCTTTCGCAAAGGCACGCAGTCGGTGACCGCTAGCAACGTGTTTGCTGGGAAGGCGTCCGTCGGAGTCTCGCGGCCCAGAGAGAGCTGCGCGGGGAAGGTCTGGTTGTAGAGGCTCGCGCGCTCAGGGACGGCCTTCCACTTGATGAGACTCTGAAGCTCCGCCGACTTCGACGTGAGCCTGACCGTGTGCGTCACGTCGGGCAAAACTATCGTCCCGACATCGGTCGGAGAGAGGTGTCGAAACTTCGGCCCCGTGGCGAACTCGAACGGCCTCTGCTCAAGCTCCTTCGTGTCGAGGTAGCGTCGGCCGACCGCGACGGCAGTATCTCCGTCCGAGACGATTGCGAAGGTCAAGGTGTCTCGGTCGAAGGCGTCTCCGATTGACGCCTGCGCCTGCTCGCCCGCCGTGTGAAAGTCTTTCTTCTCGGAAGAGTCGAGATAGAGAATGTCCACGCTCTGCGGCGCGTCCGCAGGGTCTTCGATTGTGCGGCGTATCGGGCCTCTCGGCGTCTCGTCCGTCTCGCGCCGCGCCCACAGGTCGGCTTCGGTGAGCGTGAAGGAATTGCTCTGCCCGCGCGGGACGGCTACGACCTTGCCGCCCAACGGCAGAACGTCGAAGTTGAACCAGACCTGAAGCTGCGTTATCCAATTCGACAACTGCTCGCGCGTGTGAACCACGAAGCCGTCGGGGATAGTGCCAGCGAGCAGAGAGAAGTCAACCTCCTCCGCGCCGAGGCGGTTGTCCTGCCGATAAAGGTCTTCAACGATAGCGGCGAGGTCTTGAATGTACGGCTCAACCTCAAAGGTGAAATTTCCGAGTTGCCCTCTCTCGCTCTTGATGAGGTAGTCATCGAAGACGACGCCCGACTCGCCGCGCCACGCCGGGACGTTGGCGGCTCCCTCAGCGGCGATGATAATGGGCGACTGAAGCTGCGTTTCCGTGCCCGTGTAGAACTCGAAAGGCGCTTGACCTCCGCCCGTGAGCGTGCCGGTCGCCGTGCCGGTCGCGTCGTAAGAGATTGCCGCGTTGTAGAAGGGCGAGGGGTCGTCTGGGTCGTCTGGGTAAGGCGAGCCCTCGTCAACGACGTGCGTCACGACGGGCCGCGGGTCGGGCACAGGGCCGGAAGGCGCGCGGACGTGTATACGGTCAAGGGCTATCGCCGAGAGGCCCGAATGGAAGACGGCGACCTCGTTCCCTCCTCTGTTGAGCGTGCGGCTGACTGTTACGACGCCGACCGCTCCGCCCGTAGACGGTAGCGTCACCGAAGACCCCACGCCATTAACAAGCAGCGTGACGCCCGTCGAAGAGGTCGCCTTGTAGAAGATGGTCAGGACGTTTGAGCCTGTGGCTACAGCGCGCACGCCTTCAAACGTAACGCTTCCGCCCGTCGAGAGTGAGACCGCGCGGCCTCCTGAATAGTCCGTTCCGTCCGAGACGATGGCCGCCCCTGAGAGCGCCGCAAGCTCGGCCTCGTAGAAGTCGGCGAAGGAGTCCGAGCCGTCGTCGTTGAATACGACCTCGATGTCTTCCCAGATGCGGCGGTAACGCCTTATGCGGTTGCCGCAGACGAGAATGGCGAAGGACTTTCGATAAGTGAAATTATTGGCCGGAGGCTCGGCCTGACGACTCCCGCCGCCCTTCCCCGCCGAACGTCCAGGCGTGCGCGTCACGTATTCCTGCGTCGGCGTGCCCCAACGGATGACACCGCCCATGCGCACACGCTTGCCGTAGGCCAGCGGCTTGAACGCGCCCTCCTCCATGACCGTGATGCGAATGTCGTCGAGCTTGCCGCGGTCTACGGCCTGAAGCTTCGGTTTAGGCGTGAGCAGAGACGAGGCAACGGCAGTGCCCACCATTATCCCGACTTGTATTGCAAGAGTAGCCATCAGTCCACAAGCCCCCTGAATCGAAACGCGGCCACGGCGCACTTTCGCGGCCAGCCGCGAAACGGCTCTTCCCTTACCTGCCCCGGCTTCTCCCGCTCGAAGGCGTGGACGACCATTAACTCGCCTTCGGAGTCCGGCCCTTCGACACCCGGCCCGCGCGTCAACACTCCCGCGTGCCTCGCCTCGTCGTCGCGCGGGAACTTAATCATTACAACGTCACCCTCGCGCGCATCCTCAAGAGCTATCTCGTCCATCTCCGCCTTTAACTTTTCGTAGAACTCCTTTCCGTCAGGCTCGCGCCTGTAGTTGCGCACGTCGGGAAGCGGTCTCTCGGTGAGCCTGTAGGCTATCCACTCCAACAGGCCGCGACAGTCCACCCCGCCCGTGTTCGGGTCGGAGTGCTGGTGCTTGAACGGCACGCCGATACAGGCGCGAGCCTCGCGCACTATGTCTCCCCTCGTGATTGCTGCGGCGTTTGTCATGCGGCCCTGTTGACCTTCTGAATCTTCTCTATATTCGAGATGAAGGGATCGCCGCGGTGGTTGATGATGTTATTAGCCACGCCTGAGCAGAACTCCTTCGTGCGCGGACATCCTCTCCTCGCCGAGTAAGTCCACCCGACGCCGATGCGCACGGGCGCGGCGCGACGGAAGACGAATTTCTTCGCCGCCGAGTCGTACTCGCGCACCTTGTACGTGCGCCCCGCGAGCGGCCCTGATGTGAATGTCACCTCGCCGTTTGAGAAGTAGTCCGAACCTTCTGTTCGAGACGAGTCAACGAACTCGCTGCCGTCCGTCGCGGACGTGACCGCGCCCGTCACGGTAATAGGCCCGCCGTCCGCGAGAGTCGCCGCGGGGTCTAGCTTGCATCGGTTCTCAAGATACTTGTCGGCGAAGTGCTTCACGTCGCACTTGACGACGACGAGACGCCCGACTTGTCCCTGCCCGACGAAGGTCAGAGGCCGCGCCTCCGCGCTGTAGGTTGGCCCTTCGGTCTGCACTCGGCCGACGCGGCCCGCGAACTCTACGAGCTGCCCCATGTCGAGCGCCTTCAGGTTGACGGTGAACATTTCAAGCTTCGCGCCCGACCAATCCCCTTCCTCAACCGCCTCCTTCGTTATAGCGTCGTCGTCGAACACGCTCTCGATTTGAAGACCGGCCGACTCGTGCCCGGCCTCCGCGTCAACTGTGGTCGGTACTCCTCCGCGCGAGGCTTGGAACGTGACGCCGGAGTGACCCGGCAGAGTCAGGTCTTGACTGTGAGAGGTCGCGCCGATTGCCGTCACGGCCTGCGTCAACTCCACCTCGACGGCCGAGCCCGCCGTCTGCCCCGAAAAAGCGGTGTCAACGCGCAGCGTCGTGGAAGGCGTGAGCGTCGAGGTATAGACAACCTCGTCGTCTACGGTGTAGCTGACCTCGTAGCGGTTAAGGCTATAGTTCCAGAGGCGCAGGACTGAGAAGACGGCCGTCGGCTGCGGAAGGGCAATAGTCTTTCTCAACGTGCCCGACTCGTAGACCTTCGCGGCGTTGCCCACTGTAGAGATGAGCCAGCAGAATTGAATCGAGGTGTAATGCTGATTCGTGTCGGAGGCAGAGAGGCCGACAGCCACCTCACCCGCGAGAGTCCCGCGACGGAAGCGCGCGCGCCCCTCGTCGGTGAAGGTCTCGACTGAGGCCGCACCGTGCGAGCCGAAGTCAGAGACGCCCGTGAACGCGCAGTGAAGAGAGTTGAGTGCGGGCGTCAACCCGACGACCGAGGCCCACGTCACGGCGCGCGGGGCGCGCACGGCCATCTTCGGCGTGAGCTTCCAACAGACGACCGTCTCAAGCGCGCGGCCCGCGAGATAATCAATCAGGCTCGTCGCCGTGTACGGGGTCTGGTAGTTGATAACCGTCTCAGCCATCAAGCCCCCAAGTCTTCGATTAAAAGTATGGGCGAGATGTCGCCCCCTGTTCCGGCGGTGTCAACGAGCATCTGACTTGAGGCGGCGTCCCACTTTAGGTTTGTGTAGAACTCGCCCACGGGAATCTTGTCCTCCGCGAATCTGACGGGCACGTAGAAGCGCCCCTCCCATTCAATGGCCGCGGCCGCGCTCGGAAAGTGGCCCGACAGGAACGTGACCTTGCCCGTCATGTAGTCGAGCGTGTAATCAACGCCCTCGCTCTTCAGGACGTTGGCGACGTAGATTTTGACCGAGCCCGTCTCCGGCTTCGTGATGCGGCGCACGTCGGCGTTCGACGGGTCGGCGTAGGTCTTCGTCAGTTGGAAAGGCCCGGCCGTTCCGTCGCCCGTGGCGAACGTGCCCTCAGTTCCGCGCGAGACGGTGTAGTCGAGCGGGTCGCGCGCCGGGAAAGAGAAGAGGCGATACTTGCGACGGCGTTGAAAGGAGATGAGCGTCTGAAGGTCTTTGAGCGAGCGCACGCCGAGCACGGCGTCGAGCATTGTCCGCCCGTCGTCCAGGTTGGCGATTCTTACCTCATTCGCGCTCAGGCCCGCGCCCAAACGTATGATCGTGGTGTCGCCCTCCGGCGCGCTGGTAACGCGCTCAAGACTCAATGGAAATAGTTCTGCGTGGTATCCGCTCATTTGTTTGACGCTATGCCCCTCTGCGCGCCCCTGCGCGCGAGCCGCGCCGCGTCGCGCTCTATGGCCTGTCGTGACGCCCGCGTTAGCTGCCCGTCCTGCGTCGAGTAAGTTCCGTGCATGTGAAGGTGAAGCTCGCCGCCCAACGCGCTCATGTTGGGGCTCGGTAATGTGCCCATGGCGCCGCCGAGCGCGAAGCCCGGCACGTCGGGAAGGCTGAAGAAGTCGGGAAGCCTGCCGAAGCTGTTAAGGAAGTTGAGCACGGGCGCGCCCAACCTTCTGGCGGCCCACTCTCTGACAACGAACTCACCATCTGAGACCCACGCGAGAATTGAGTCGCTGGTGCTCGACCCCGGCCCACTGATAGGCCCGCCCTCCGCGCGCGCCTGCTTGGGCTGTCCATACTTCTTCAAGGCGAGTGCGCCCGCGAACTCTACGGCCTTCATCAGTAAGTCTCGGCCGAGGGAGTTGGTAGCAGGAAGCAGGTTCGGTAAGAACGTGATGACCTCGTTAAATTGTGACCCGATGCTGCCGAAGCCGCCGCGCAGTTCGTCTACAGTTCCCGCCGTGTTCCCCTTGATGCCTTGTAGATAATTGCCAGTGCCGCTTTGGAAGTTGCGGATGATGAGCGGGATGTTTTCAATGCCTCCGCCCGCGGGCGCACCTCTGCCCGTCTGCTTAGGAGTGCCGCCACCGAGTATGCGTGCAAGGATGTTGCCGATTGAGTTACCGCTGCCCGTGTTAAGCAGGCCACCGAACAGTTTTTCAACGAACTTCGAGGCGAGTATTCGCGCGATTTCGTTAAGTATCGTTTGAGCTAATTGCCGGAAGGCTTCGCCGATAGACTTCGTGCGCGTCACGATGTTGACGAGCGTGTCCTCTAGCCCGCTGCGGAGCGTGTCGTCTATGCGCTTGGCCGTCTCGTCTATATTCTGACCGAGCTTACTCCATTCAATTTGCAGTTTTCTGACGGCGGCGATAAGCGCGGGGTCGCCCGTCCTGCGTGCTATCTCCGCGAGCCCTTCAATCTGATCCACGAGTGAGCGCTTCAATTCGCGCTCTAGCTCAAGTCTCCGCTTCGTCGCATCCTGCGCCCTGATGGCCCCCTGCTCGACGCCGAGCGACAGCAACTCTTCGAGGTCGCGCAACTGTGAGAACCGCGTCGAGATGTCGTCGCTTATCTCCTTGAACTTGGCGTGCTGTGAGAGGCCCGCTATGAGGTCGTCAATCCTCTTGACCTGCTCGGAAGCTTCCCCGAAGTTGGCGACCATCTGCCGGCGCGTCTCGCGGAAGCGCGTCTCTATCTCGCGTGCGGCGGCCTCCGCGCGCACCGAGCCGAAGCGGGACATCGCATCGAGTTCGTTCTCAATTCCCGCGACCGTATCCTCTAACGCCTGCTGCGCCTTCGCCTCGTCGCGCACAAGCCCGTTCTTTTTGTCCGTCGTCTCTTCAACGAGGCGCTTGCGCTCCGCTTCGAGCTTGACGATTTCCGTGGCGAGCTTTTTATCCTCGGCGGCGACGGCGAGCTTCCGCTCGTCGGGCTTAAGCTTCGGGTCTAAATCCTTAACCGCTAAGTCGCGCCGCTTCTGCGCCGCCGCAATCTCCGCGGCGATGCGGTCTTTCTCCGCCTGTAGGGCTTTGTCTGCGAGCCGGGCCTCAAGCCTGTACGCCTCGGAGATTGAGAGGATGGCGTCGTCGAGCCCGCTCTTCACGGCGTCCACGCTGGCGGCGATGTCCTGCTTGACGGCATCGAACTTCGCCTGAACATCCGCGAGGTCTTTATCTATCTGCGCCCTGTCGAGTGCGCGTTGAAGCTCGGGCACTTTCGACTTCTCGCCGCCCCCGCCCTTCTTCTTGCCTTCCCCCTTACCCGCGCCCGAGGCCGAGGCGGTAGACATTAAGCCCTTCGCAAATTCGAGCTGGTCTGCGGCCTGCGCCGCGACTTCGTCGGCGGTCAGCGCCCCACTCTTCGCGCCCGCGCCGAAGCCCGGCACTGTCGTTAGAGCTACGGCGTTGGCCGCGAGTAGCAGCAGCCGCAGGAGCGGCGCGGCGTCGCGGAGTTGCGCCACGACGAGAGCGAGGACGACGTTAATGGCGGCCAGCACCCCGCGCACTACCTCTAACGCCGTGCGCCACGTCCCCGCGGAGGTGGCGACTCCTATGAACTGTCGGGCGATTTCTATAACCTGCCTGACGACGCCGACGCAGAGGTTCAGTATGGCGTCTATAGTCTCGCGGTTCGCGGTGACGAACTCGCCCGCGCGCTTAATCCCCGAGACGATGTCCTGCGCTATCGAGCCGCCGATGCGCACCACGCGCACGAGTATGTCGTCGGCAAGCGTCGTCAGGCTCTTGAACTGCTCCTGAATCCCCGCGCTCTTGAAGTCGAACAACTGCGGAAGGAGCTTCCTGACTTCATCCTTGAGCGCGGAGAAGGCCCGAGTCGTGGCCTCGGCCGAGAAGACGTTGAGCGCCTCCTGTAGATTCGAGATGAGGCCGTCAAGCGTGTCCGCCGCCGCCACGCCCGCAATCGCAAAGCCTTCGAGGCGCTTGTTGAGTTCGTCCGCGAGAGTTCCCTGACTCTTCCAAGACGTGACCATCTTGTTAGAGATGCCGAGGACTTTGGCGAGTCGCGCGTCTTCGTTAATCGTCCCTTCGAGTATCGCGCGGACTTCCTGATTGACTTGATCGAAGGGAATGCCTAAAGCGCCCGCCGCCTGCACGACCTTGACCGTAATCTCGCGGATTTGGTCGAGGCCGAGGCCCGCAGCCAAACCCGGCGCCAGCGCCGCCTGAAACGCGGGGGCTATCTGCTCGAAGGTGGCCGTCGTGTTGATGGCGTCAACGCGGAGCTTCGCCACTTGGTTGCGCGCGAGCGCCATCGCGGCCGAGAACTTCTCCGCGCCTTCGACGGGGAGACCCGCAACCTTCACCTGCGCGAGCGAGGTTATGATTGCGGCGATGCCGAGCTGTACCTGTTCGAGTTGTCGGTGCGCCTCAAGCCCCTGTTGCGCGACGGCGACGAGGGCGACCGCGCCGATGCCGACGGACGCGGCGAAGCCCACGAAGCCCACGGCGAGCGCAGCCACTCCGGCGAGTACCACTGCCAGCGCTGCGGCGACGGCGAGCGCAATCGGCCCGAGCGCGGCGAGTGCGCCGCCCACCTCGGACAGCACCGCCCCCGCCTGCTCTCCCGCTCCGCTGGCTAGTTCTGAGAGCGACGAGCCGACGGAAGAGAGACCCTGCTTTGCTGCCGCACCCGCGCGCGTGAATAGACCTGAGACCTTCTCGAAGGCGGGGCCGACCTTCCCCTTTAACCCTTCGGCCACGTCAAGCAGTTTGCTAATGCCCGCGAGCGCGTTGGGGACGTTGGAGAGTGCGCCCACTACGGCGTTGACGCCGACGAGGAAGCGGACGAAGCCGCCCTTCTGCGAAGACTTCTCGAAAGCAGAGGCGAGCTTATTAACTGCGGCGGCGAGCTTGTCTATGTCGCCCGTGAGCGTGCCGACCTGACCTCCGCCCGCGCCCAATTCTTTGACGTGGCCGGCGAGCGCGCGGACGTTTCCGAGCCCTTCGAGGAGGACTTTGATTTTGACCAGAATGTCTTGCTGAACTCCGGCCATCGGAAACGCCTCTCTACAACGAAGCGGGCCTCTAATCGAGCGCCCGCATCGTCGTCTCTACTTGTTCCTTCTCGCCCCACACTCCGATTCGCACGAGTGTCAGCATGAGCGCGGCCTGTTGGCCCTCTCGCCTCGCCGCGCTATTGCCGAGAAGGCGTACCTGCGCGAGCGTGAAGTCCCGGACTTCCTCTAGCCGATAACCTGCTCCGACGAATCGGTCAACGGCGGCTGCCCAAGAGCCTCCACCCCGTTTGTCGCCACGCTCTCGATTGCCTTTACCGCGGGCGCGAGCGCGTCCTGAATCAGACTCCTGTTGCGGTAAAAAAAATCAAGGTTCACCGCGAAGACCGCCGAGGCGAGGCGGGCGGCGTCAACGAGGTCGAGGCCGTTGAGCGCCTGCGCCTGAAGCTGCTTGCCCGCGGCGATTGACAGGATGTTGATAAGTTCGTCGCCGCCGTCGAGGAGCATCTTGACGAAGTCGAAGCCCTTCTTCGCCTCCTCCGCGTCCTTCGCCTCCGCGACCTGCTTAATAGCTTCGGGCGCAATCGCCCCCGCGGCGCGCATCCTCTGAACGCACTTGAGGACGTTCGCAAACTCGCGGAGGCGGAAGGGGCTGACCGTGACGGCAACCTCCTTGCCCTGAGCCTTGACGGTGACGGTCTCGTTTACTTCGCCGAGCGCCTGTTCAAGTTCGCTGACGGCGTCCGTCTGCGTGTCGGTGGTTGCCATTATTTACCTACCTCGAACCAAGTGCCGGGCTCTTGGCGGTCGGAGCGGCGCACGTTCAAGACCTCGGCGTCCTTGCCGTCCGGCCCTGCGACGATGAGGTCAAGTATGTTCGGGTCGTCGCCGACTTGCCTCTTGATGCGGGCCGGGACGATGTCGGGCGACTCGCCCGCGCTCAACGGTCGGTTGATGACGTATTGAACCTCTCGCACCTGCGGCGTCGGCGCAGCGGCCGAGGTTGTCGTGGTCGTGGTCTTCTCGTCCACGTCTTTCAAGTCTTTGTCCCTGCTGCTCATGTACTCACCTCAAAGTGTCGGCCTGCGGGTTAGGAGTTGGCGTTGATGTAGTTCCAGCGCGCGAAGCCGCCATAATTGGCGTCCGCCGCCTTCGTCGGGTGTCGTAGAATTTCCGCCGAGAGGTTGAAGTTCCCCTGCTCTTCGTTGATGAGCGCGAGCAGTTCGGCGGCGTTGAAGACGGTGCGGAAGATTTGGAAGCCTATCTTCTGGTCGGGGCTGGCCTCTGTGTTAACGCCCGCAAAGTAGACCTCGTACTCGTCGTCGTCGTTGGCCTCCATCGCGGTTATCACGTCAAGCGCCCCGTAGCTGTACTCGCCCTTGAAGGGCTGCACGAAGGCTCCGAGACTCAGAATCTCGACGATGCCGTGCTCGGCGTCGCGCAGGACGTAGTGCGTGCCTGCCGTGAGCGTCGCAGGAGTGCCCGCCGAGTCTTTGATGATGAGCGAGGAGACGTTCGGGCGGGTGAGCCGCCAATACGAGCCGACGACGAGACCCGTGGGCGCTGTGTCGGGACTGCCCGACGTGTAGCTGCCGGAGGCGAGCGTCACCTTCTTACCTGAGAGCGCGAGAGCGAGGTTATCCTTGCGGATGTCCTCAAACGTTATGTCGAGCGTGCCGCCCTTCGTCGTCGTCTGCACCTTGTCTATGAGGCGCTGGCCCGACTGAGACTCCTTGTGCTTGCGGCGCTCCATCGTGGGCTTGACCTCGAACTTCGTCGCGTTGCCGACGAGGAAGGAGCCGCCGGGACTGCCCGCCGCCGTCAGGAGCTTGGCAATGAAGACTTGCCCCTGCCCTGAGAAGTAGTTCGGATTCAGGTTGTCTAAAATCATCGCTTCACCTCGGCTGTCACGCCTCCCACGGGCGGCGACTGTATTCGACTTTGAACTTGAGCCGGGCCGCGCCTATCTGCTGCCCCAACTCGTCAACGTTGATGTCTTCTTCAAGAGGGATCGTGCGACGTGCCAAGCTCCCCCAAGTCGGGTCAACACTCACGGCCTTTATCATGTCTTCGAGAGCCTTGCGCGCGAGCGTCGCGGAGGCGTTCGCCTCTTTGAGTTCGGCGATAGCGACGATTTCAAGCTCCCGGTCATACGTGCCCGCGTTCTTATCCTTGACGGCCGTCGTCTCGACTTCGTCGCGGATGTCGTGGCCGGGTAGCTCGTCCGCTTCGGGGTCTGCGCCTTTGGGGCCGGGGTTCCATTCCGTCTGCTTGAGGCCGATGTCGGTCTGATAGCCGTTGGCTATCGTGATGAGCGCGAACCGCTCTTTGACCTTGTCAATTATCTGCTGGCGCTTCCCCGGCATTACTGTTTCGCTATGAAGAGCGTCACGAGGCCCGTGCCGTCCGCTTCGCGTCTGACGACGCGGTAGGTGTCGCCTCCCGCCTCAACGGTGTAGTTTTTCTTGACTCCCCCAACGTCTGCGGCCTTGCACAGCACGCTCGGCTGAAGGTGTGCGACCTCGCCGCCCGCGCCGACCTGCATCTCCTGAACCGGCAGGGAGAGGATGACACTTGCCTCTCCGACGACCGCGCCCTGCGGAGTCTTGAACGTGGCAGGAACGGCGTGCTCGGCCTCGTTGAAAAAGACGCTGAAGTCTTCGGCGAGCGGCACGGTTTACTTCTTCTTTTTCTTGCCGTCGTCGGACGCGTTGGCCTCGGTCGTGGCGTCCTCTATCTCGCGCAGCTCTTCGTCGCTGTCAACGGCCTCGGCGCGCTGCTGCCTGATGTAGTTAGCGGCGCGGTGGAACGGCACTTGCGCGACCTTCTTCGGGTAGTCGGGGCCGTAGTCCACGCCGTCGTCGCAGGTGTTGACGATGAACTTGATTTTGACGAGCCGCTTCGGGTCGTCCTCGTCCGTGGTCTTCAAAGGCATCTCGGTCTCTCTCCTGTCCGCGCCCGCAGCGGCGCTGCGTAGTTCCTCAACTCGCTTCTCTACGAAGCCCATTAGCTGACCGTCAGGCCCGTGCCCTTGCTGAAGGCTTCGGGGTGGCGGAGCGCGATGTCTATCATCAGGAAGAGCACGAGGCGGATTAGACCCTTGCCCGCGAGCGTGTAGGGGTCAGTCAAAATCTCCATCGCGCCCCACTCGCCGACCAGAAGCTCAGGCCACACACCGAAGGCGATGCCGTGCTCGTTCGTGCCGACGCCCATGTCCTTACGCACCTGCGTTGAGACCTCGGCGCGGTAGCCGTTCATCTCGCCTTCGCCCGCCTTCCCTGTCCAGATAGCCTCGCCGTTCGTGCCTGAGAACTTCTGCGTCGTCTTCGCCGCGCCGCGCACCCCCGGCGTGGTGAGATAACCCATCTCATTCACGTCGGCGTCGGCCTCGGCGATGACGGTCTCCATCTGCACGACCTTCGGGAACGTGATTGCGCCGCCGAAGGCCACGGGGTTGACGCCCGACGCGACGTAGATACCCGTCGGCTGATTTGAAGCGCCTGAGCCGTGAAGCGACGCGCGGTCTATGCCGAGCGCGGCGGTCTTGCGCAGGTCGTTGGTCACGAGCGTGTCAACGACGCCCGCCGACTGCCGGAGCAGTTGGCGCGAGTAACCCTGCTGCGCCATCGCCGTCTTAGGCGACAGCACGACCTGATCGAGCGCGATGTTCGACTCGGTCACGTCCGAGCCGGGGTTCTCACCCACCCAGTAAAGAGTGCCCGCGCCGGTCTGTTTCGGGAACGCGACCGGGCCGGTCAGACCCGGCAGTAGTTGAGCGCCGAGCATGAAGACCTTCGCGCGAGCGCGCAGCATGTCTATGAACGAGCCCGGCTCGGTGAAAAGGATGTCTGAGCCTGTAGCCGCGCCCGTCGTGGTCAGCGGCGTGCGCTTGAACTCCGGCCCGCCGTAGAGCGTGATGCCCGTCGGGATGAAGATTGAAGTTTGGTTTCGCGGTTCGCGGCCGAGCTTCTTGCCTATCTCGTCCGAAACCTCGCGCTCGAAGCCCTTGCCGCCGTCCGCCGCCAGCATGATTGCGCGACCGATGGAGTAGCGCTGCTTCTCGTCGGGCGTCAGGTCTACGGGCGACTTCCCCGGCTCGACAACGGGCTGCCCCGCGCGCATTCGCTTGAGGGCTTCCGTCTTGAACTCTTCAAGCGTCTTGTCGCCTGTGACGAACTCGCGCGCGAGCGCCGTGTAAGGCTGCGCGTCGTTGCCTCGGTCGAGCAGTGCGGCGAGATTCAAAATCTCTTCTTTCGCGTCCATGACATTCTCCTTCGGGGTGGTGCTCGCGGCGCGCGCTTCAACGACGGTCGCCGGTTCAATCGGGGCTTGTCGCCCCTCTTCTTCTGCGGCGGCCGCCGCGCATTCGGGACAGCCTTCAACGTCGCAGTTGGCGGGGTCGTGCGCCGTATCGTCCGCATTCATCGCGCGGCCCACGCCCGCCGCGAGGTCAGCCGCCGCCGAGACAATCGAGCCCTCTATCGGCTCCCACAGGACGGCGCGGTAAACGGGGTATCCGTCAATCTCGCCCTCGTCCTTCGGCGCGAACTTGTGAACGATGAAGACGCAGGAGGTCGGCGTGTAGTCACCCGCCGCGAGGTCTTCCTTGACCTCCTCGTAAATCTCGTTGGCGTAAGGGCGCGTCGAGAAGCGGGCCTTCACTCTCAAGACCTGTCCGTCCGTCTCAGGGTCGCGCAGGCGTCCGAGTCGGCGATCAACGTCGTGGTTTTCGAGGAAGGGCGCGGAGGTCTTAAGGCGGTCGAGCTTGATGGACTCAGGCGAGTGGTCAAGCAGTATGTAGGCAAAGCCGTGATAAATGGGCCGGTTAGTCGTGAGAACGAGAGGGACGGTGCGCGTCGCCTCGTCTATCACTCCGGTGCTCACGTCGGCAGCCCTGCTCTCGGCATCCAACGGCGGCGGGAAGGACTGCGTGAGCGGTTGACCGATTAAGCTGTTGATGTCTTTAACGGGTCGTGCCATAGCTTCGTCGGGGTAGCCCCCTGAGCGTGACTATGGCACGAGGTTTCGGGATTATTTTGTGCGCGGCACTCACCCGCCTTTGCCGTCAGTCGCGGCGGCGATTGCGGCGAGCGTGACGAGGTCACTACTCTTCGTCAGCACTCCATTATCGTTGATGAAGTCCTGCTCCTCTTTGAGCCTTCGGATAGTGTCCTCGAAGTCGCCGCCCTGCTCCGCGATGAAGTCGGAACGAGTGCCGAGGCCGTTGTTGATTGACTCGACGGCCGCCGCGATGTCCTTAAGCGGGTCAACCCACGGCCAGCCGCGCGGCTGGAACTCGGCGGCCATCTTCATGCGGCCGAAGTCCGAAGGCAATATATTGAGCGCGCCCGTCAGGATACCCCGCGTCAAAAACTGCTCATAGACACGTCTGCAAAAGTGGTCTATGAGAAAGCTCTGAATGGTCTTGTAGTTGTCGCGGTCATCGAGGAGACCGACACGCGCGCTCGAATAGTTGACGGCTGTCAGGTCGCCAGCGAGCGCGAAGTATGAAACGTCGAGACCGCACGCCGCATACCTCAACACCGTCGAGGTGAAGGGGTCGAATGTCTCGCCGGGGTGCTGCGGGTCATACGTCTTAACATCCCACCCCGGCCCAAGCTCTTCCCACGCACCCGGCTCGGCGCGGCTAATGAGCGGAGCCTGCGCCGCCTCTTCATCGGTAAGGGGGATGCCCGCATTCTCGTCATTCTTCGGAGGAATCAAAAAGCCCATCTTGCACGCCGAGAGGTGCGAGTTGATAAGCTCGGCCTCTACGAACTGGCCGAGGATACGCAGCTCGTACATGGCCGCGTGCGCCCACGGCACGCCCCTGACCTGTCCGTCGTCCTCGAACGGCAGATAACAGTGGACGACCTCGGAGGCCGGAACTTTCACGCGCTCCATGACGGGCTGATAAGGCAGCGCCGACAACTCGTATCTCGGAGTCGTGAAGTAGTAGTTGACGGGGCGGTCGTAGCGGTCAACCTCAACCGACATCAGTATGCGGTTGCCGTTCTTTAAGACCTCGTTGTAAGTCTCATCCAAGTACGCCACGTCGTAGAACTTGAGCGAGAATCCGAAAGCGTTGTCGGCTTCAATAAATCGGCAGAGAAATTCACCGTCGCGCGCCATCGTGTGAATCGTCATGCTCTGAGCGCCCACCCACGAATACTTGCCCGACGCGGAGCAGTTCTCAGGAAGCGACCACTCTTTGAACTTCTCCTCAACCTCCTTGTTGAGCAGTTCGTCAAGCTCGTTCGCCTTCTTCGCGCGCACCTGTAGCCTGATGCCGCCCGGCCCGATGACGTTACGGCGAACCATGCCGAGGAAGCGCTTCATGTGCGGGTTATTCCTCGCCATGTCGCGGCTGCCGGAGCGGAGCGCGCGAAGCTGTCGGAAAATCTCGCCCTGACTCATCGTAGGTGACGCAGGCCAGCCACCCGTGGCCCTTGTCATCTGCGCCGCGGTATAGACGCGGGCCACCCGGCGCACGCGCGCGAGTTCTCTCGCGCTCTCGGCGACCTGTCTTTCAATCTTGGCGGCAGCCTCTACGCGCCGACGCTCGGCCATGACCGCGGACATCGGGGGAAGGTCTAGGTTTAGTGGATTCAGGCCCATGACTCACCTCTAATAATTGGTCTTGAAGAAAGGCGCACCCTTCTTTATTTTTGCGCGCCGCCGCTCGGCGTTTACCCTTTGCGCGAGCGTCGCCTCAAGCTCCAGCAGTTCCGTCTTTCCGAAGTAGCGCATACGGCGGTTCGACCCCACGCCGCCGATTTCATACTCCGCCACGCTAGCCGATGAGGTCGGCACGAGTGCGGCGCGCACGGCCTCAAGGTCTTTCTCCGCCTGCGTCTTCTGGTAAACGGCAGCGCCCGCGCCGAGCGCCGGGGCAATCTCTACGACGAGCTGCCCCTCGTTCGGGAAGCTCTGCCGGTCGCCGCCGTCGAAGGTGACGACCCACTCCGCGAGGAACGTGCCCGCCGTGCCAACGTCCTCGGCCGCCCATGAGTATGTGACCTTGCCCTTGTTGGCCGTCTGGTCCGGGTCAACCTCGGCCTCGGCTGAAACCTTCGCCTCAGACTCGCCCGACTGCTGCATAACGAAGAGGACGGTCGCGTCCGTCAGGTCAACCGGCCCTTCGTCGTCTCGAAGGACGGCCACGAAGGGCCGCGCCGTGTTGTTCTGTTTGAGATAGAAGTCGGCCATCTGCTACACCTCCGCGCTCGTGCGCCCGTCCGATTCGAGCAGGCCCGCGGTCAAGTTCGTGGCGGCGGTCGCGCCCGTGTGTCCGCTCTCGTTTGAGAGATGCGCGCCTCCGTGGATCACGAACGTATGAGCCACGACAGAGACGGTCTCATAACCCGCGCCCGCCTCTGTCGCCTCAATCAAGACCGCGAGCGCGGTCGCCAGCAGGCCCGCGCCCTGCTCAGACGAGGAGACATCTACTCCGACCGTCCACGCCTCCGAGCCGAGGCCATTCTCCGAGACCGCGACCGAAGCCTGAGCGTCGGCCTCGTCACTCATTCCGGCCTCGCCGACCGTGACCAGCGCGGCGACGTTTTGAGCGTCCGCGCCTGCCCCTGCCTCGGACGCGTTGGCGCTTGCCGAGACGAGCAGAGAGTCGGCCCCAACTCCGACCTCAGACGCCGAGACACTAGCGGCGACGGCGAAGCCTGCGGCGGGCAGCGTCTCGGCTGCCGAAGGAGAGAAGGCCATGCTTTGGGCTTCGACACCCGCGCCGACCTCTCCCGTCGAGACGGCCGCCGAGGAGGAGACCGAAGCCGAGCCCGGCACGCCTTCCGACGCGCTCACGCTTTGGTTCGTCGAGTAATCAACGACGACATAGAGGCTCGTCACCCGCATATCGCGGTTGGCGGCCATCCTTACTGATGCGAAGAGACTCTGTAGCTTCGTCAGCGTCCACGCGCCGGCGTCAGGCGCGAGAGCGAAGTCGTCGTTGAAGGTCGTGTAACTCGTCGGGACGTTCGTGTGCGTCCCGCTCGTCGAAGTGCTCGCCGAGTAGAAGAGCTTCGTAATAAAGCTTGCGAGCAGAGAGGTCGAGCGCGCGACCGAGATGATGCGCACGAAGTTGATTATGTCCGTGGCCGTGACGACCGCAGGCGCGGCGACCTGATACTTCTCTTCCGTGTTATTGACGGCGGCGCTGATATAGCTCGTGTCGGCGTCGTCGGGCAGAGCGACGGCGGCGACCTTAGACGCGCCCGCGCCGAGCGTCCAGTTGTCGGGCGTCGTCGTTGCGGTTAGTGCTAGGGTTTCCTGCGGCATGTTACGGAACGGTTATCGTGTAGGTGGCTGTCCAGACCGTGCCGGACGCCTTCGTGCCGAGCGCCTGCGCCGTGCGCGCGAGCATCGTGCCCGCGGACGAGGCATTGAAGAGCGCTATCTCGTTCCATACGAAATTAGCCTGCGCCGAGCCGAAGGACGCGCGCCACGTCACCGTCTGACCCGAGCGCGAGGGATAGGTCGCGTCCATGCCGACGCGGAGCTTGTTCGTCGCGGCCTGTAGGTCTGTCATCCCCGCCGTCGTCGCGGTCGAAGAGTCGCCGACTCCTATGTAGGCGTTGGCGTTGTTGAAGGCCGTCCCGCCCGCGCCGATAAGTAGGTCGAGCAGGGCCGCGCCTCCCGCGTTGACGTAGGCGTTGACGAACTCTATTACCTCGAAAGGCTGCTCTTCGAGCGAGCCGTCTTCACGCACGTTGAACTTCTCAATTCGGAATATGCCGTGCGGCATATCCTCGGCGGGCCTGTTGTCATTCTCTTCTGAAAGCATGTCTATCTCCTCCCACTTAACGGGTCACTTGAGAAGCCGGGAACGAATCCTCGGCGCATCGGTCGGCGGCCGGTCGAACGCCTGCGCTCCTGCGGCGGGGGCGGGGGCTGCGGCATCGGCTTGCCGCTCAATCGGCGCGCCGCGAGCTGTTCGAGGTCTGGATTGAGTATTGCGAGCGCGGCCATGTTGTAGACGCGGAGGTCTAAGCCCTCATTGCGCCACGAGGGTTTAATCTTCTCCCACACGCGCACAGTCCCGCGCTTCGTGCGCTTCATAACCGCGTGCTCAGCGCGCAACTGCTTGAAATAGTCCTCGCCGTAGTAGACGTGGCCGTCGCGCTCGAACTGATTGGGGAAGTGACAGAAGCCCGGCCCGGCCTCGGCAACGGCGAGGCGGTGCTGGAACGTGTCTTTAGCCGTCTCCGTGCCGATGGTGTAGAGACGGACAAGGCCACCCGCGCGCTTAAGGAATGATGGCTGCGAGACGAGGGGCTTGCCGGGAACGTTCGCGCCCTTCACGGCGAACCAGTGGCGGCCCGCGTTCTGCCGGCAGAAGCGATACACGTCGTCCGAGTGGTGGCCGCCTGAGTCTATGCACGCCACGAGCACGCGCATGTTCAGCACCTCGCTCGCGCCGCTCTCGTCGTCACCCGCAAGGCCCGACTCGTACTCAAATTTTCTAGTGAGCGCGAGTTTCAGCGTCTCCCAAACTTCGGGCTGCGAAGGGTCGCCGGGGATAACGCCGTAGTCGAGAGACCAGCTCTCAAAGTCCAGACCCCAACCGACGACCTCATACTCAAGTCGGTTGTGCTGCACGTCCACGGCGGCGGTAATAACGAGGACGCCGTCGGGCAGAAAGATGGTGTAAGGCTCTCGCCTCTCTTCGAGGTCTGTCACTTCAATGCCGCCCTCGAACTCCTGCCACCCCTGCGCGAGCGTAGTATTCACGAAGACCTTTAGCTGCTCGGGGTCATTCTTCGCCTTGAGGAAGTTCGCGCATATCTCTCCCCAAGTGACGAACGGCGAATAAGCCTCCCAAATCCAGAAGCCCGCGCGGCCCGCGAAAGGCTTCTCTGCGCGCCACTCGCCGCGCGCAAGCATCTCGGCCTTGTTCTCGTGTTCGATGGCGCAGCCGTTCACCTGGCAGACGTAGAAAGCATTTGCTACGTCGTCGCCGTCCCACTTGATACAGTAGTCGCCGCCCTCGTTCTTCCACTGCAAGACCTGATACTCGCCGCAATGGGGGCACGGCACGTAGAACTTGCGCTTGTCCGAGGTCTCATATTCCCACTCAATCGGCGAATACCTTTTCGCGTCGGGCGGTGCGCCCGCGGGAGGCTCAAGGCGGTCGCGCGGGCTTGACACCTTAGCGACCTGCCGCCGCTCCTTGAACGTGATCGTGCGTTTCTCGGCGAGAGCCGCAGGGTCGCCCTCGCGCGTCGGCCTGTGCGCGTCCCGCTCATCGAGAAAGGCGTACTGACGAGAGCGAGAGGAGAGACTTTCGGGAGAGGTCGCGTATGCGATGGCGAGATGTCCGCCGGGGAAGCTCTTGCCCTCAAGCGTGTTGCCGCTCTCGCGCGTGCGCGAGTCCCTGACCACAGACCGCAGCACGGGCGTGGCGCGAATCATCGGCGCCAGCCTCTCCCTTGAGAAGACCTCCGCCTTCTTGTCCGTTTCGGCGACGTAAAGAATAGGGGCGGGCCGCTGGTGCATCAGGAAGCCGATGCCGTTACAGCAGAACTCGGTCTTGCCGACCTGAGAGGAGGCCACAAAGATGATTTCATAAACGCCCGCCTTGCCTATGCAGTCCATCGGCTCGACGAGGTAGGGCGTGACCTCGTTGTGCCACGGGCCGGGCATACTCGAAAGCTCCGAGAGATGCCTGTGCCGCGCCGCCCACTGAGAGACGGTCACGCCGGTGTCGGGTATGCCCGCGACTACCGCCTCAGAGATAAGCCTTGTACGTGGCGCGTAAGTCATTGAAGAAGTCTTCGGCGTCTTTTTTGAGCGCCGCCTCTACCTGTGAAACTTTCTTCCCTTTGAGTTGGGGCGCGAGCACGGTCGGCCCCGTCACGGCGAAGTGCTGATGAATCCTTTTGACTAACTCCTGCACGTCCTCTCGCACCTCCTGAATCGAAACCAACTCGCCGCGCTCGCGGTCGAGTTTGAGTTTGGTGCGCGCGGCCTCGGCCGCCGTCTTCGCCGTCTGCGCTTTGCGTAGCCCCGTCGTGCCGTCCTGCTGCAAGACTGCGAGGGCTTCGTCGGCGTCGTATAGCTTCTCTTTCGCCTTCTCCTGCCGAGGTTGTACTCCCTTCGTTTCGAGCTTCGTCTTGACTGTCGCGCGGTTTAATCCCGACCGCTTCGCAAGCTCAGTCGTGTTCAGCAGCCCGCGCGCCTGTTCGGCCTTCTTAGACATTCAGGATGGCCCTCCTGACGTGCGAGGCCACCGCGCGCATGAAGCTTTGAATCATCCCTTTCCCGCGCTCCGTGCCTTTGTTGGCGTTGTGGTCGTCGGCGGTAAGGTCTTTCAGGGTTTTGATTTTCTTCGGCGCTCTCATTTAGCAGTCCTCAGAGCTTCCGCGATTGCCGCCGCGAAGTTAGGCCCGAACTGTTTGCCGAACGTCCGGACGGTCGGCTCAATGACTGTCGAGTGCTTCCTGATACGCGCGCGCCGCTCAAGGCCGTAGAAGGCGAGGAGTCGCTTGTCCTGTCGGTAGAAGAGGACAGGCCCCCGGCGCGTCTCAAGCACCACGCCACTGCGCCCCAATGCGCTCGGCTTCAGGTCGGCCCTGACCTTCGAGGCGCCAGTCGGGCGCGGGCGACCGGGGCCGACGAGCGGGACGGCGAGCAGGCCGCCTCCGTTCGCAACCTTGTCCTCGCCCGTCTCGTGCGGAATGAGCCAATCCGCGGCGGTCTTGAGCGTGGACTCAAGGCGGGCCTTCGTGGCGGGCGTGATGCGGACGCCGAAACGGCTGCTCGGCAGATACCACGCCCCTCGCGTAGTGAAGGTGCGGCGGATGGTGTCAATGACCTCGCTCTGCGACTGCTTCGTGGTCTTCGTCTGCGCGACCGCGGCCGCGTAGAGGAGTTGGCTGTCGAGCGTAAGCACGCCGCGCACGTCGCCTGATGTTTCAACATTCGCCATGACTCAACGCCTATCCAGTTCCGTCTTGATGGCGCGGAACTGTTCGGCGACCTGCTCGAAGACTCCCGCCGTATGGGACTGTAAGCCCATAAACATCCTCGTCTGTTCCGTCATCGTTTGCGTCAACTGCGTGTGCTGCCGGGCCGACGCCTCCGACAATTCTCTAAGGGCGAGGACGATGCCCGCGTGCTGCTCGCTGCTATCGTGCGCGAGTTGTGACAGGTCGGTGCGCGCCTTCAAGTCCGCGACCTGCCGGGTTAGTTCGAGGTTCTCCGTGGCGAGACGTTCCGCCCGCGTGCGCACTATTCCAAGCTCGGCCTCGTAGGCGTTGGCTGCGCCCTTCCAAGTACCGGCCTCGCGCGACTTGTAAAGTTGATAGACGTTGATGAGGCCGAGGAGTGTGGCGAGTATGGCGAGCGGTATCGCCCACGGCGACGCCGCTGCTCCCTCGGCGTTTTGAAATAGTAGGATGAACATTCGGTGAGACCGCCTCGGCCTGCTTCTCCTCTCTTCTAACAAGTCACAGAGTAAGGCAGAGAGGCGCGTTTATTTTGCGGGCGGCACTCAGAGCAGGTCGTCGTCTACGGCGCGGTGCAGAATGTGAGAGAAGACCTCGCCGCGCGGTGAGTCGGTCGGGTGGTACTCGGTGACTCTGCGCCCGGCCTCCGCAGCCTCGTCGTCGAGGAGGAAGCTGTCGCGGGCTTCGATTGCGCCCTCGCCAATCAGTCGTTTGAGTACGCGGTCAACCGCCCAACGGCTGAGACGCGTCTCGTCAACTATCTCGTCGGGAGTGCGGCAACCGTGCGTGAAGATGGCCGCGCGAACGGCGCGCACCTGCTCGGTAAAGTCGGCGCCGCTCGCCCCGATTTGCCGGACTTCTTCGAGCGCGCGGGCGAGCACGTCCGAGAGTGACGGCAAGCCGTAAGAGTCTTGGAGTTCCGTCAGTTGGCGCTCTAAGGCCCGCGCCTGCCGCGCCTCCTTCCCCCGCGGGCCTCGGCTTTGCTTGTAGCAGACCTTACAGTCGCTCCGCCGCCCGCTCTTGCGGTTCTTATCAGGTAGGAAGTGAGAGAGCGGCAGCGTCCGGCCGCACGGCCCGCTGCACTTCTTCACATGAGGCGGGCCGTGCGCGTGTTTGCTGCTTGTCTCGGAGGATTGCGTCGGGTTCACGGTTAGACCTTCAACTCGCCTGCTCCTTCGCCTTCGCGGCCTCGCGCGCCGCCCAATGCGAGGCGATGTTCGCCCAAAGACTCATCAGAGCGACCCACAGCACCGACTCCCGCCACAAGATAAGCGTCGGGACGGCCAGCGCCGCCCACACGAGCGTCAAGGCGGTGTGAATGGTGCTGGACTTCGGCCTCTTGATGATGATTTTCATAAAAGTTTTATCCAGAGAGGCTGAATGAGCCTTGCGCGTCACCCTCAGTTGAACCTCTCAGGAAGTACCTGCTCATCCGAGGGCCATTCGCAGGAGAGCCTCCCGCCCGACGCCTCCTCGATGGAGCGGCCGCGGCCCACTCTCGACTTGACCAGGCGGAGCAGACGCAGCAGCCCGCGTGCGTAGCAGGGCGAGAGCTTGCGACGCCTTCGCCGATGTAAGGTACGCCACCTCACCGCCCGCCTCCGGTGATCTCTCTGCCCGTCAGCGGCCGCTGAGGCACGTCCACGCGCTGCTCATTCAGGATTTGAATGAGATAAGGGGCGCAGGCTTGGCCGTAGGTCTCAGGGGTCTCGGTAAGCAGCCGCCGAGCTTCTGACATAAAACGCTCAGGCTCTTCCCTATAGCGCCTATCCCATTCGGTAAAGGCCGCTGCTATTTCATCTTGAGTCGCTGTCACTTTGTCCATGATTAACCCTCGGGCTGCCGCAATAGGTACAGCGCATCTCTAGTGCCCCTCGGCCTGTAGTGCCTGCCTGATGGTGAATGTATGACCGCAGGCGACACAGCCGACCTCAAGCGGTTCGTGGCCTTCGAGAGCTTCGATGAGTACGCCCTTCGAGAGATGGAGTTGAGCCCCTTCCCCCTTAAGAGCGGAGCCGTGGCCCGCTCTCAGACTCTCACCGTCGGGCGTCGTCCCTACCTGCTTCCCACACTTCGGGCAACAGACGGCCCGCTCTTCCGCGTTTGGTGTCTCGTCACTCATCAGCGTGCCTTTCGTGTCCAATAGAAAACCTAAAGAAAGAATAGTGGACAAACCTTGCCGTCGGAGTGCTGGCGAGCGGTTCGGCACACCCTCCTTGACCTCCGGCAACTGTTGTCCGCGTATTAAAGAAAGAAACGCGGACACGAACCGGATTCATCGGGCCACCTTCCTCTTCTTCCTTTTGTCGGACTTCACAGTGCGCGGCGGTTGTCTGCGCTTCAAGGCTTCGATTGACTGCTCGGCCAGTCGCATCGGGTCGCTCGCCGGCGCAGGCAGCAGGAGCATCCTCGTACCGGGCCGAGGGGCGGGGAACTTGTCAGCGCACGGCGCTGCGTCCTCTCTGCTTGTAAGTAGTCTTTTCTTAGTCATCCTGTACCCCAAATAAAAGGGCCGACCCGCGAGACCATGCAGTCTCATCAAGTCGGCCACGTCGTTGACTCACGAATGAGTGCGCCCGTTAGGCTCGAACGTTATTCGATTCTTTTACCACCTCGACGACCCGCACCGTCAGCGGCTCGCCGTCGTTGAAGTGAAGTTCCACGCGCCCCGTGAACTTCCCCAGGTGTGTGCGCGTCACGCGCCGCCAATCCGCGCGCTCTTCGTCGTTCGGATTGTACTCCGATTCGCGCAAAAGCTTTCCCTGTTTTTTCTGTTCAGCAGCCATCCTTCAACGCCCTGTGTCCATATAGTGTCCACAATTTCCGACACGAACCGTTACGAACTGAAAACCTCAAAACCTTCCGGCGGCGTAAGTAACGAAACGTTGTGTTAAGGGACGGGAGAGAACGTAAGGTGTACACAATTTTGACAAGAAAATTTTCCCGACTTTCCCCGTTAAGTCCAAACCTTGACGCTCGCGCCGAGCGCTTGTTACACTTTCGTTAGAATTCAGATGCGCCGCCGCCGCGCCGCCGAAAAGACCCCTCAAGGGCAACCCCAAGACCCGACTCGCGACGCGGCTTCGTTTTTTTGCAACACAGGAGGTGTAGTGGTGGGTTTCAAAGTGGGCCAGAAAGTCGTTTACCCCAATCACGGCATTGGCACAATCGAACAGATAGAGCAGAAACAGATAGGAGCGACTTGTCTTCCCTTCTACACGCTCCGCCTCGCACAGACCAACACGGTCGTCCTCGTCCCAGTAGCCAACGCGGTCGAAGTCGGACTTCGCTCCCCCATCACGTCGGCGGAGTGCGAGATGCTCCTGCGCCACCTCGCGGACGACTTCCGTGGCGCCGCCGGCGATTGGAAGGATCGCTTCAAGGACTTCTCGGACAAGATGCGCACGGGCGACGTGTTCGAGGTCGCGGACGTGCTGAAGAACCTGACCTACCTGAGCCACATCAAGCCGCTCTCGTTCCGCGAGCAGCGCATGCTTGAGCGCTCACGCTACCTCGTAGTCTCCGAACTTGCCGCAGTCTGCCGCCAGCCCGAGTGCAGCGTCGAGCCGCGCGTCGAAGAGGCGCTCGCTCGCGCGTGCGCACGCCACGACCGCCGCCCCGCGCGCGCGAGCGTCGCCGCCGGCGCCGTCGCGGGCCACTAAGCGACCAACAGAATAATCCCCAACGATTCGACGCGGGACGCTCCCCTTCCTTCGCGGCGGGACTGTCTTTCTCCGCGCGCGTAAAGTAAGGATAAGAAGAAGCGCGGCCTTCATCAACGATTGATGAAGGCCGCGCTGTCTTGAATGAAGGAGGATGAGAGTAAGGCTTACTCTCATCCTCCTTCTTCACTTACTTGAGACGCCCTCCCTCACGGTCGGGCTTCCGATTGTGCCTTACCAAATCTGGCAGCGCTGTTCGGCCGAGCGAACCATCGCGTCGCCGACCTTGCACTGGAACGCCTCCGCGAACTCGGGCATGTTCGAGAGCGGGCCGTTGACGCGGAAGCGCGAGAGCGGGTGTGGGTTGTCGGTGGTCTGGCGGCGCGCGGCCTCGGGCGTGTACTTCTCGGCCCAGACCTGCGCCCAGCCCAAGAAGAAGCGCTGCTCGGGCGTGAAGCCGTCGATGTCGGCCGGACGCGGCTTGCCTTCGAGCGACTTCTTGTAGGCGGTGTAGGCCACGGTCAGGCCGCCGAGGTCTGCGATAGATTCGCCCGCGACGAGCTGGCCCTTCAAGTTCAGACCGGGCTCGGCCTCGAAGGACGAGAACTGATTGACGACGCACTCGGAGCGCGTCTTGAAGTTCTGCATGTCGGCGGCCGTCCACCAGTCTTTCATGTTCCCCTGAAGGTCGAAGTTCGCGCCCTGATCGTCGAAGCCGTGCGTTATCTCGTGGCCGATGACCGCGCCGATAGCGCCGTAGTTGATGGCGTCGTCGGCCTCTGGGTTGAAGAAGGGCGGCTGAAGGATACCGGCGGGGAAGACGATCTCGTTATAGAGCCAGTTGTTGTATGCGTTCACGGTCGGGGGCGACATGCCCCACTCGGTTCGGTCAACGGGCTTGCCTATCTTGTTCAGGTCGCGGCGCACGGTGAAGGCCGCCGCGCGCAGATTGTTCTCGATGTATGAGTCGCGGCGCACGTCGAGCGTCGAGTAGTCGATCCACTTGTCGGGGTAGCCTATCTTCTGCTTGAAGGCGGCAAGCTTGGCGAGCGCGGCCTTGCGCGTCTCTTCGCTCATCCAACTGTTCGAGGTCAGTCGCTGCTGGAACGCGGCGATGAGGTTGTTGACCATCGTCTGCATGCGCGCCTTCGCGTCGGGCGTGAACGCGCGCGCGACGTAGACCTGACCGAGCGCTTCGCCGAGTCCCGCGTCGGTCGCGCCGACGCAGCGACGCCAGCGCGGCAACTGCTCTTTGCGTCCCTGCAAGGTCTTGCCGTAGAAGTTGAAGCTCTCGGTCTCGAAGTTTGAAGAGAGCGAGTTGGACGCGTCCGTGATTAGGTGCCAGCGAAAGTACGTCTTCCAGTCGGCGACGGGAACCTCCGTCAGCATCTTGTCAACGGTCTGAAAGAACTCGGGGTGCGCGACGTTGATTTCGAGGTCGCGCGGCAGCCCCAATCCAGCGAAGTAGTCGCCCCAAGAGAAGTTCGGCGTGAGCTTGGCGAGGTCTGCCGGCCCCATCTTGTGGTACTGCGTCGAGAGGTCGCGGAGTTGGACGGGCGTGCGCGAGTTCTGCGCGAGCCGAGTCTGAATCGCCATGACCGTTCGCGCGTTCTTGGCCGCGACTTCGGGGCTGTCGCCGACGAGCTTGAACATCGTCGTCATGTGCTCGACGAACGCCGCGCGCACCTTGTTCGAGTCCGCGTCGTCCTTCGTGTAGTACTCGTTCGTCGGGAGCGAGAGCCCGCCCTGACCCGCGAAGCCTCTGACCATCGAGCTGTCCATGAGGTCGGGCAGCGAGCCGAAGCCGAAGAGCGTCGGCGTGCCGATGGAGTGAAGGTGCGTGACTTCGGCCTGAACGTCTTTGACGTTCTTAATCTTGTTTATGCGTTTAAGCTCCTTCGCGAGCGGCTTCGCGCCCGCGGCATCGCGCTTCGCCTCGTCAACGCAGGTGGCGTAGTAGTCGCCTATCTTCTGGTCGATGGCGCCGCGCTTGGCCTTCGTGTTCTTCGCCGACTCTTCGAGAATCTCGTGGAGGGTCTTGCGGTTGTTCTCGTTGAGGATGGCGAAGCTGCCCCATGAGGGGAAGGCCGCGGGAATCTCCGTCGTCTTGAGCCACGTGCCGTTGACGAACTGATAGAAGTCCGTGCAGGCCGCGGCCGACGTGTCCATGCGCGACTTGTCGAAGCCGCGCCCGCCCTGCCGAGCCCCGGCGGCGAGGCCGAGCAGGCATGCGAGGACGAGCGCGCCCGCGACCTTGTAGTTAAAAAACCGCAT